CGGGCTAAGACGTTCGCGGCGAAACGTTCAGCAGTTGAGATATTTGTTGATGCGTTCGGTTCGGATCATGTGTCAATCACGCCGAACAGCAGGATATCGGATCGCGTCAATGCGGCTCGCGTGCTAATTCCGCGTGTTGAGTTTCACGCGACGAACTGCTCTAAAGGGCTTGATGGTTTGCGTGGTTGGCAATATGAATATAACGAAGAAACAAAGATATTCAGTAGTGAGCCGGTGCATGATTGGGCGTCGCATGATGGCGATGGATTCTCGTACGGCTGTTTGATTATGCAGCAGGTTGCGCCGCCCCCCCCATTGCGTGAACCGATGCGCGGCATCACGGTAGGCAACAACACAGTAACTTTAGACGAACTTTGGAAGCAAACTCCGAAGCGCGGCAATACACGAATTTAAGGAAATCTATGACTACCAATCCAAAATGGCTTGACAGAGAATATGTGAAGGCTCGGATGTCAGCCTCACCATCGAGCATATGGTCATGTGGGCAATGTAATCCACCAAAAGAGCTATTTGTAAATAAAGATACCGGATTGCTTGAGTGTCCAGTACATGGTAATGATATCGGCGGCAACGGCAAGCAGCCGTAATACGAATTTAACTTAACGTCGCGAGACGCTTGGAGTACTATATAATGGCAACTGGCGACCAATACATCAACGGTAGGCGGATATCTGCGACTGGTGAGGCATATCAGAAGAGTGACCCCACGTCCACAGTGATGACAGGGCTTTCGACGCCTAGCCTTGCCGCGATTGGTATTTACCAGCAGATCAACCCATACGGACCTAGCCGTGTGAGCATTGAGCCGGGGACGATGCTGACTGACCCGTTTGATGGCGCGACAATTGACGTTAGTAAATGGACTGCTGCAGGCACATCTCCGCCCACCCAAACTAATGGCAATTTAACGCTATCGCTTGGAGCTAGCAATTCCATCTCCAGCACATTGATTTCGAAGTCGACCTTCCCGCCGACGCTAGGCTTTAATCTGGCCGGCGCGACGATTGGTCTTGACTCAGCCAAGCAGGCAAATCCTAACTGTCATCGGTTCTTTGGATTTGGGCAGGTTACGGCGTATGCGGCTCTCACCCCAGTAACTGACGGCTGCGGATGGGAAATTGATTTAACTGGTGAATGTAACGCCGTCGTCTATGTGGGCGGAACGCGCTACGTTATCAATTCGACCAACACGGCCTTAATCACTGCGCAGGCGTCGTTGCCGACTGGCGCGTCGTCCAGCACGTACGGGCAAACGCTTACATGGCCGTCGAACCTGCACCGGTTTATCACGGCGATTCGTGGCGACTTGGTGTATTTTTATCTAGATAGCTTGGATGTTCCAGTAGGCGTTGCGAACTTCGTGCAGCCCAACGTGACAATCTTGCCTTTGCGCATAGCGGCGATCACCACTGTTGCGGTATCGACCGTTCTTGCTACGACATTTACAGTTGGCGCGCTCGGAGTGGGGGATTCTGCTGCCGCTAGTCAAGTGATGCTGCCATCGCCTGCGTTGTGGGCCTCCCCTAATAATGCGAGTTCGACTGCTTACGAGGCTAGCCACATTGTCAAGGCAGGGCCGGGCAATATGTACGGCATCAGTGGGTATAACTCTGGCGGCGCGCAGTTTATCCAGTTGCACGATTCCGCAACACTGCCCGCAGACACCGCAGTTCCTGTTACGTTAATTCCCGTTGCTGCTACATCCGTCTTCAGTATCGATTTCGGCGTGTACGGCAAAAAATTTGTGAACGGTATTGTGGTGTGCAATTCCAGCACAGGACCAACTAAGACGATCGGTGCGGCAAATTGTTTCTTTGATCCGAGGTTTGCATGACCATCGTATTTTCGCCACCAGTTGCGGCAATCAATCAAGGGCAGATACTGTTTGTCATTCGTAGCGCGAACATGCAGTCAACTGCCGATCAGTCATTTACGAAATTTTTCGCCGGCACGAATTACCGAATAACTGACATTATTGCACGTCAACGCACTGGTGCTTGCACAGTCGTTTGCGCGGGTGGTATTTATGATGCCGCATCTAAGGGCGGTAACGCATTGGTGGCAGCTGCACAATCATGGGTAACGCTAGCGGCAGCGGTTGTTGTGGCGCCGGCTTTAGCGGCGGTGGATTCAACCGCGTTATTGAGTGGTACGCCGATTTTGTCGTTGACGACAGGCTCGACCGGTGTTTGTACGGCCGACATCTTTATTTTCGGATATGTGATTGATTGATGTTGCCGCCAATCGATCCGATGCAGCCGGTTCCAGGAGCGCAAGGAGTGGCCGCGCCTATGGTGTCTGCCGTCATGCCTGAACATGAACAGCAGAAGGAGCCTGAGAAGATTGAAGTAGACACTGCTGCGTGGCTCGTAAAGATTGCCGCTTACGATACTGAGTTCAAGCCGTGGCAGCAACGCGTCGAGAAGATCGTCAAGCGGTACCGAGATGATAAGCGAGATTCGGACGCGGCAAATCCCGCTAAGTTTAATATCCTATGGTCGAATGTGCAGACCGCTGTGCCTGCAACGTTCTCCAGACTTCCAAAGCCTGACGTAAGCCGGCGTCATCGCGACAATGATCCTGTGGGGCGCGTAGCCGCCCTGATTATCGAGCGCGGACTAGAGTACGAGATCGAGCATTATCCAGATTACCGTGCCGCAATGAAGAATTCGGTCTCTGATCGATTCTTGGGTGGGCGCGGTATTTCGTGGGTACGCTATGAGCCGCATTTCCGCGCTGCTGAGTCCGGTACGCCGTCTGATGGTTTGCAAGTAACCAATGATGCAGATGAGGAAGAGGACACTCCCGAAGCGCAGGAAGAGATTGATTACGAGTGCTGCCCAGTTGATTACGTGCATTGGAAGGATTTCGGGCATGTTATAGCGCGCACTTGGGAAGAGGTTCCCGCAGTGTGGCGCCGTGTTTATATGACGCGTCCTGCATTGATCGAGCGTTTCGGCGAAGAAATCGGCAAGGATATCGCGCTCGACACTGGGCCAGACGATGATAACAAGAGCGTCGCCAAGGGCGAGAAAACCAAAGACCAGGCTTGCGTGTACGAGATTTGGGATAAGGCGACTAATACAGCTATCTGGCTATCCAAGAGCCGCACTGAAGCGTTAGACGCGCGCCGCGATCCGCTGAAGCTGGAATGTTTTTTCCCATGCCCGCGTCCGTTGTTTGCGTCGATCACGACTGACAGCTTGATCCCAGTCCCTGACTTCACAATGTATCAGGACCAAGCGAACGAGTTAGACCAGTTGGCAGGCACGATTGACGGATTAATAAAGGCGCTCCAGATTCGCGGTGTGCATGATGGAGCTGTGCCGGAGTTAGCGCGCCTATTCACGGAAGCCGGCAATACAGATTTGATTCCAGTGGCTAACTGGATGGCATTCTCTGAAAAGAACGGGTTGAAGGGCGCGATTGATATCGTAGACCTAACGCCGATCGGCAATGCACTCGCAGCAGCCTACATTGCGGTTGATCACGTCAAGGCGCAGATTTACGAGATAACTGGACTCTCCGATATCATTCGCGGATCAAGCGATCCTCGCGAGACGGCCACTGCAGTGCAGACGAAAGGACAGTACGGCTCGATGCGGTTGCGATCCATGCAGGGCGATGTCGTGCAATACGCGACTGAGATATTGCAGATCAAAGCGCAGATCATGTGCACGCAATATTCACCTGAAACATTAGTGCAGATTTCAGGTGCCGAGCAGTTATCACAGCAGGATCAGCAGTTGATTCCGCAGGCGTTGCAGTTGATCCGCAACAATCCATTGCGCGGATTCCGCATCGAGGTGTCAAGCGACTCCATGATTCAGATGGACGAGAATCAGGAAAAAGCTGATCGCATGGAGTTCATGAAAGTGGGTGGAGGTTATTTGCAGAATCTTGTGCAAATATCGCAGTCACCACAAGCCGCTGAAATTATGCCGTTGGCCGTCGACATGCTCAAGTTCGCCGTGAGTGGCTTCAAGGTCGGCAAGACGCTGGAAGGTGCATTCGATCAATTGGGCGACCAGTTACGAGATGAGGCAGCGAAGAAAGCCGCGCAACCTAAGCCAGCACCGCAGCCACCTCCGCAAGTGCAAGTTCAACAAATGAAGAATGAGGCTGACGCACAGAAATTCCAGGCGCAGCAGCAAGCCGACCAAGCGGACGCGCAGCGAGAACAGCAGATGGAGATGCAATCTAAGGCGCAGGATCTGCAGGTTGAGCAGCAACGTCTTGCGATGGAAGCGCAGGCCGAGGATCGACGCCAGCAGAATGAAATGGTGGTCGCGCAGCATGCCCAACAAGTGCAGGCGATGCAAGTCGAGAAACAGAACCAACTTGAAGCACAGCGAGCGCAGATGCAGGCAGTAGCCGACGCGCGCGAGGCGCAGATGCAGCGCATGCACGAGGCCATGATGGAGCAGAACAAGCAGCAATTCGAGATTTTCATGGAGCGGTTGGGTAACGCGAATCGCATCGACGTTGCGGAAGTCTCGAAGGAAACAACGTTGCAGGCCGCGCAAATCGCTGCGGCTAATCGCGGATCGCAGGACGATTCGCCAACTGATGCGGAGGCGTGATGGCTGTTCTTTATGCATTGGCTTTTTCTTTATTTATTATTGGTGCCACATTACTTTGTGGAATTTGCGCACGGGCGCTTGGTTAATGGAGTAATCAATGCAACTAATGCAAATCGCTAAGCTGGCCGCTGAATATGGGCTTGATATCACATCAATGCAGATCGCGGGCCATCAGAAATTTATCAGCGTGTGCCTGACTGTAGACCCTGCGCAGTCCTATTTTGTTGAGACGGCAGCCAATGGCGCGGACCATGACATTTTCATAGCCACCCTAAATATCGTGTCTGCGCTCACGAAGATCAAAGAGCGCAAAGAGCAAGAGGGTCGCAGAGCAATCAAGCAGCGCGCACATCTAGTCATGAACGATATCGAGCCGTACATCAGTCAGATCGACGGCTCGTTGATCGGGTCGCGGTCGAAGCACCGCACGCACTTGCGCGACCACAATTGCATCGAAATCGGCAATGAAATGAAGCATATGAAGCATCAGAAACCTTTAGAGTCGCCGTCCGGGCTAAAGGAGACAATCATCCGGGCGGTTGATGAAGTGAAACGAAAAAGGAGTAATTGAAATGGCATTACCTACAGAACTAATGGGCGTCGGCTTTTCCGCTGCCCAAGCGTCTGGTGTTGGTGGCGGATATGCCGCTATCACTGGCGTTGGAACAGTACAAGGTGACGCAGTAGCGATCAATGCTGGTAGCGTTGTCGTAGCTGGCGCTGATGGCACTGTGGGCGCTCGCCTACCTGCTGTTGCAGTCGGGTCGGAGGTATGGGTTTTCAATAACTCCGCCTCGACGCTGAAACTCTGGCCTGACGTTGGCGCAGCCATTCCAGTGACCGGCACCGGCCTCGGTACTGCGAACTCGTCCTATGCCCTCCTGACATACAAGACCGCGCACTTGAAGCGCGTTACGTCGACGCAGTGGTTGATGGTGGTGACTTAATCCGCAGCCGTAACGATTTGGAGTCAACGCAGGTTGACGCATCCCTGCCCCGGTGAGGCCGATATAAATACACCGCGTAGTAAAACGTCGTGAGACGCCGCGCCGGCCGGGATACCTCGGCTGGCATAGACCAAAGGATTAAAAATGAGTAACGAGCAAATTACTTTGCGCGACACATTGGAGGCGAATTTTGACGCCGCCGAAGCACGAGAAGCAGAACAAGTAGCAGCAGCGCCAGTCGGTGAAGCGGCTCCAGCACCTGATTCAACTCAGGCCAGCACGGAACCAGCGGCAAGCGACAGGGCGAGAGATGAATTGGGGCAATTTGCAGCCAAGCCAGTGGAGCCCGTCAAGGTCGAAACTGCTCCGGAACAAACGCAGCCTGATCTAGTACCAGAAGCTCCGACGCCACGCCCAACAACGTGGAAAAAAGAGCATATGCCAGCGTGGGAAAAGATGGCAAAGGGCGAAGCGCTCACGCCTGACGAATCCCGCAAGTTAGCGCAATACACCGTCCAGCGCGAACGAGAGTTCGCCACAGGTGTGTCGACGTACCGCGCAGAAGCGCAGAACGCCAAGCAGCTAACGGAGGCGCTGGCTCCATACATGCCGACGATTCAACAGCGCGGCATGTCACAAGGCGCGTTTGTGGCTGAAATGGGCCGCACGCATGAGATTTTGATGAGGGGATCGCCACAGCAGAAGATGCAGGCGATTTCCGATTTGGCGCGAAATGTTGGCGTTCCGATCGAGGCGATTCAGCAACAGCAGTCCGGTCAACTCGATCCAGTTGTGCCGCAGTTGATGCAGCATATCCAGCAACTAGAAGCCAAGGTGAACGGCGTTTCATCCTGGCGCGACTCGCAAGAGAATCAAGCCGTCAATGGCATCATCGCAAAGTTTCAAGATGGGGAGAAATACCCGCATTTTGAGAACGTCCGCGTCGCGATGGGGCAGTTGATGGAAAGAGGATTTACCAACGATCCCGACGCGGCCTATCAAATGGCGGTCCGGATGGATAGCGACGCATGGCAGGCCGAGCAAGCGCGTCAAGCGCCGGCACAAGTCGCCGCGCCCGTTGTCGATAAGGTCGCGGCCGCCGCACAGGCTCGCGCAAATTTCATAAGCCCGCGCACGACAACGCCAAGCGGCACGCCGCAAACGATCAATTCAAAAGATATTCGGTCGGTACTTGAAAACGCGTTTGACGCGCATCAAGGCACAGGCCGGGTTTAGTTTTACCGTATCAAGCTTAATTCGCCGCATCTACATGATGCGAGTTAAGGTCTTCCGGTGCAGTCGTTTTCTGGAATTACGCCAGCAATAAACGACCGCATCGCCCCGTTGCCTATACGCGGGATAGTGGTGTTGTCCGACTACTCGGTTCTTCATAACTATGAATTTGGCATATCCGTCGAGAGACGACATGTAATTCATTTTTAAGGAGAATCCCTGATGGGCTTCGCAAATTCCAGTCTAACCGACATTATTACCACGACGATTCAAAATCGATCCGGTACGGTGGCGGACAATCTTACGAACAATAATATGTTCCTCCGTCGCCTGAAAGCGCGCGGGAATGTAAAACCGTTCGGCGGCGGTAATGTGATCGTTGAGGAGTTGATGTACAACGACAGCACGACCGACAACTCAAATTCCTACTCAGGATATGAGGCAATTTCAATAACTCCGGACAGCCCCATCTCTGGTGCGCAGTTCAATATCATGCAGTATGCAGATTCGGTGTCGATCAACGGGCTGGAAACTTTGCAAAATTCAGGCAAGGAAGCCATAATCGATTTGCTAGAAGCGCGTGTACGTGTCGCTGAAGCGCGGCTGCAAAACCGCATTGCGTCGGACATCTATCTGGACGGTACCGGCAACGGCGGCAAGAACATCACGGGCTTGGCCGCCGCTGTTCCTGACGATCCAACGTTGGGCACATACGGCGGTATCAGCCGAGTGAACTACACCTTCTGGCGTCCGGGTAAGTATTCTGGCGTGACGAATGGTGGCGCCGCTGTATCTGCCGCAAACATTCAGGCGTATATGACTGCGGCCGCGCTCGCGCGTGTTCGCGGTTCTGATATGCCTGATCTGTACGTGGCTGACACGACCTACTACCAGTATTACGTGAACTCGCTGCAAGCAATTCAACGCATCAGCACCGAGGGCGGCGCGAACGACACTGGCGGATTGGGTAATGGCGCATCGCTGAAGTTTTTCGGCGGCGGCATGTCTGCAGACGTGATCATGGACGGCGGTATCGGCTCGAATGCAACGGCGAATCACATGTGGCTCCTGAACACGAATCACATTTTCTTCCGTCCGCATAAGGACCGCAATTTCGTCCCCATCGGTGGCGATCGTCAATCCGTCAACCAAGACGCGATTGTTCGGTTGTTCGGCTGGGCCGGTAATTTGACTTGCGACGGCGGCGAGTTCCACAGCGTTGTTATCGCCTAAGGAGAATCATCATGGCATATACTTTTCAACATGATGTCGCAGGCTTGATGCCTATTGCGAACACAGACGCCGGCTACACGCCAGGCAACGCATCGGCGGCTATTCCATCGCCGCCGATGTCGCCCGGTATGATCATGACGGCAACCGATCCGACTTACGGTCAAGGGGAATTCATTCTCTTGCTGGGCGTCGCATCGACCATCGTTGGTTCGCTGGTTCGTTACAATGCGGTCAGCTTCCAGACTGTCTTGGCGGTCAATACAGCCGTTCAAGCCATGCCGGTGGCTGTTGCAATGTCGGCGAACTTGGCCGGCACATGGGGCTGGTATCAAATCTCAGGTACTGCGGTGCTGGCGAAAACAGCCGTTATCGTCTTGCCTAACGTGGCCGTGTATATCTCGGGCACTGCGGGTAAGGTGAAGGCGATTGCGTCGGCTGGCTTGCAGGTTGTGGCTTGCCGTTCACAATTGGTTACAACGGCTAGTGCGTCGGGCACAGTGCTAGTTACTGTATCGCGCCCACACCTGCAATCGCAAATTACGTGATTTGAGTTTGTTTGGTTGGCGTTTCGTCGTTACACATGCGGGGGCTTCGGCTCCCGTATTTTTTTGGAGCAAAGATGTTTCGCGATACTACTATCGTCGTTACGGGCGCGGGCGGTTCAATCGGATCGGCACTGTGCAGGAAATTAGCAACAATGGGTTTGAAACAATTGATCATGTTCGAGTCGAGCGAATACGCGCTTTACCGAGTGGATCAAGATGTGCAATGCAATAAATTGGCCGTGCTTGGCGATGTCAAGGACAAGGGTCGATTAGACGAATTTATGGAGGGCGTGGATTATATTTTCCACTGCGCCGCCTACAAGCACGTTCCGATGTGCCAAGGCATCAATGCCAATGAGGCGCACAAGAACAATTACATCGGCACGGTCAACGTGCTGGAAGCCGGCAAGAAAGCAAAAGCAATCGTGCTGCTGTCCACCGACAAGGCGATCAATCCCGCTTGCGTGATGGGCGAGACAAAGCGCATGGCAGAGCAGGCCGCAATTCGCTACGGGCGCACCGTGGCACGGTTGGGCAATATCTTGGAGTCAAGCGGGAGCGTTATTCCGAAGTTTCGCGAGCAGATTGCGGCCGGCGGCCCGGTCACTGTGACGCATCCGGAAACGACACGCTATTTCATTCCGATGGATCGCGCAGCGGATTTTATTTTAAGTTGTGCAACGCATCCCGCTGACACGTACACTGTGCCAATGGGCGAGCCGCGCAAGATTCTGGCTGTTGCCCGCGAAATGATTGGCGACAAGGATATCGAAATCGAGTTCATCGGCTTGCGCGACGGAGAGAAGTTGCACGAGGAAATTACCGAGTGATCGCGCTACAAACAATCGTCACATCGCGCAGCAAACTTACCGTCATTGAGAAACTGCCATTCGATATCAAGCGAGTTTATTATCTGCACGGCATAGATCCGGATGTGCCACGTGACGGTCATGCACATAAGGATCTGCGCAGGTTGCTGATTGCGGCTCATGGTAGCTTTATCGTGCGGCTGGATGGCGAAGAAATTACACTATCTGATCCGTCCGAAGCGCTGCCAATCGAGCCGCTCCAATGGCTTGAATTTCTCGGCTTCACGCAGAATGCGGTAGTGATGGTAATCGCATCCAAAGAGCACGACGAAACAGACTGCATCCGCAGCAAAGAAGAACTAACCAAACTTAAACTGGACTACTCCAATTTATGATATCAATTATTTTGCCGTACTGGGATCGACAACAAGCAGCCGATGAAGCAATCACGCTGTTGAATAAGACATACGCAGGACTCGATTTAGAGTTGGTCATCGTGGACGACGGGAACAAAACCCCGTTCGTGATGCCGCCTACTGGCTTCAAAGTGAAATTGGTGACGCTCCCGCAAAAGAGCGAGCCGAAGTGCCCGACAACCGCATGGAACGCAGGCGTAGCAGCTGCGACCGGCGATGTGATCGTGCTGAGCTGCATCGAAATCCTGCATCAGAATCCGGTGCTAGAGCAGATGCTGGAGCAGTTGCAAGACATGGGTCCATCAGGCTACGTTCTCGCGGCTGCATGGTGTCCTGAGTCGTCCCAGTGGCATTGCCATAGCACTGTGAAGGTGCCGCGCAATCCGGAAGGAACCGGAATCGCATTCTGCGGCATGATGTATCGGTCGCTGTGGGATAAGTCGGGCGGCTTCGATGAAGAGTACCGCGAAGGCGCGGGGTACGAAGACAATGATTTTATCAACCGCATGATCGAGGCGGGGGCGCGGTTCAAAATCCGCGATGATCTGGTGGTTGTGCATCCGAAAACGGGCGCATCAATCGAATGGGGTACTGGCAAGTTTGTGCGCAACGAGGCGCTATATTACTCGAAATGGCCTGATGAATTGCGCAAGCCTACGACTACGTTCGTTTGCCTGAATTCCGGAGATTATTGTGGTCGTGGTGCAGAGTATGTGAACAATCTGTTTGACATGGTGAAGCGCAATCTGTCGGCGAATGTCGATGGGCGCTTCGTCTGTCTAACCGATGACGCGACAGGGCTGCATCCTGATATTCAACCGATGATGCTACCGTCCGATATCAAAGGATGGTGGGGCAAACTCTACCTGTTCAAGGATGGGTTATTCCCCAAAAACGAGCGCATGATCTATTTCGATCTGGATACGCTGATCATCAATAACATTGATGAGATCATGGCGTATGACGGTGATATCGCGATGCTGGACGATTTCCTGAATCCTGGCACGATTGCGCCGGGTGTGATGCTGTGGCGCGCGGGCGTGGCTAACGCGATTTGGGATGAATGGAACCGCAACGGCAGGCCCGGGAATATCCAAGGCGACCTGTGGTTTATCAATTCGATCGCGCATGCTTTGCCGAAAATCGAGAAGCTGCAAGAGTTGATGCCCGATGGCTTCGTCAGCTACAAGCAGAGCGCAACGACAGCGCCGCCGTTCGGCTCGTCCGTAGTCTGCTTCCATGGACTCCCGCGCCCGCATGAGGTCGAAGGCTGGGTCGCAGATGTCTGGAAAATCGACGGCGTGTCGAGTTCGGAATTGAAGGTAAAGAATAACGTCAATCTAGCGACGATCAAGCGGAATATTGATATTAATTCGCGGCGTGATATTCCGTGGATTGAATTGCAAGACGCACATGAGCGAGAGGTCCTGATTATTGGCGGTGGCCCATCGCTGATAGAAGACTTGAATGAAATTCGGGAAAGATTTGAAATCGGCGGTAAGGGCGGCTATATCTTGGCGCTTAATGGATCGGCAAAGATGATTTCGGAGCAGGGGATGATACCAAATTCCATAGTCATCATAGACGCCAGAGAATCAAATGTGAAATTCACCGATCAAACAACGCACAAATTTTTTCTTGCCTCGCAGTGTGATCCATCAGTATTTGATAACGCCGTTGGCGCGACACTGTTCCACATCGATATCCCCGATCTCGGCTACTACGTTCCAGGCGATCGCCCGATTCAAGCTATCGGCGGCGGCAGCACAGTTGGGCTGATAGCCATGTCGCTAGCTTATACGCTCGGCTTTCGCACCATGCACTTGTATGGCTACGATTCGAGCTATGCTGACGATGCACATCATGCGTACGACCAGCCGGAAAATGACGACGAGCACACGTTTAACGCGCACGTCGGCGGTAAGACCTTCCGCTGCGCGCCGTGGATGGTGACGCAAACGAATCAGTTTCAGAATTTGGCAAAACAATTGATCGAGATGGATTGCAAGATACACGTGCACGGAACCGGACTGCTTCCGACCGTGGCGTGGCAAATGATGGGCCGGTAACAGAACAAACTTCACAAGGCGTCTTAGGGCGCTTTTTTTACGCCTAACCACTTAGGAAAATTAAACATGAGCATTAATCTCGACACCGATATCAAACGACCTGACTCGCATTTACAAGTGAGCTTCTACCAACGGACATTGAAGGACGACTATAAGTCGGAGCAACAAACGAAAGAGGCCGGAGAGCCGAAGACGGTTAATTATGTTGCCGACTACATCAAGATAGAAGTTCCCGGCAACAAGCATCTGGTAATCGACACGCCGGCGCGCGAAGAACACAAAAAGCGCTTTCCTATGCATTGGGCCGCGTACCAAAACAACAGCAATGCAAATAATAGTTATGCCGGCACACCAATCGAGCAGTGGCCGCGCGTGATGATAAATCCAGATATGGCCGTTGAGTTGCGCTCGCTGAAATTCAACACAATTCAGGCGATCGCTGGCGCATCGGATTCGCAGTTGCAAGCCATCGGCATGGTAGCAGGTCAGAATGCATTCACGTTCCGCGATGACGCGCGGCAGTTCCTTGCGACGGAAGAATCAAAATTAAAATTGAGCGCCGCTGCCAAGACGAACGCGGAAGCCGATGCAAAACTGGCGGAGGCCAATGCAAAATTAGCGGCGCAGGCCGAGCAACACGCAAAAGACTTGGCAGAAATGAGAGACCAAATGCAGGCTTTCATGGCGGCGAATATGCCGAAAAAACCCGGGCGACCAGCAAAGGAAGTTGAATAATGGAAATCGTGCCGATGAGAAAAATAAGCGACGTGCAGAGTAAGTGCGTAGCAATTGTGCGCTTTGGCCCGTCTGGCTTTGAAACGGATGGCTTGCGCGCCGGCGAGTATTACCAAGTAACGATTGATCCTCAAAAGGTTTCGCCATCCGGCGAATTCATTCGCTTCGGAACGACGCAGGGCGACGAGATCATCGGATGGCAGCGCTGCGAGGCGCTGTGTGTCATCGAATTATTAGGTGAATGGGACGGCGATGAGCCGCCAATCATGCAATACGGGTCTGGATTCCTCACCAAAATAGCGGAATAAAATGTCATCTACGTTGCTGCAATTGATTCAACAGGCTACCGGCGAAATGGGGATTAGTGTGCCTACCTATGTTGCTGCGAATACTGCTACCGACAGCATTCAGCAGTTGGCATTATTGAATGCGCTCGGATATGAATTGCAGCAGCAATATGAATGGGAGCATGCGGCGGTTGCCTATCGTTTTACGACGGCATATTTGACGACGACAGGCAATACCACGATCAACTCGCCGATCGTTACCAACATTCCTTCTACGGCTACGCTTTCAGCTCTCAATTTCACGGCGACCGGGTCGCCCTTCAACGCCGACACGCACATCTTGACGGTTGATTCCGCCACGCAGGTAACGTTGTCGCAGAATTGCACATCAACTGCGGCCGGCGGCGCAATTAATTTCTGCAAGACGAAATACACAATGCCGACTGATTATGACCGGCAGATCGAAAAGACGCAGTGGGACAAAACGAAGCATTGGGCGATGCTTGGCCCTGTCACGGCGCAGCAATGGGAGTTGTTGAAGTCGGGTTATATATCGACAGGACCGCGCATCCGTTACCGCATTTTCGGCGGCAAATTTCAGATATGGCCGCCGCTAACATCAAATGAATATCTCGGTTTTGAGTACATGTCTAATTATTGGGCATTAGATGTGAGCGGTACGGCGAAAGGTTCATTTACCGTTGATACTGACACTTGCGTTTTCCCAGATCGATTGATGGTTCTCGGGCTGAAGTTGAAATATTTTGAGGTAAAAGGGTTTGATACTACCGCCTTGAATCGAGACTTCAATCAGCAACTGAGTATCGCAAAAGCGGCAGATGGGGGCAGTCAGACATTATCGATGGCACCGCGAATAGGATCGATTTTGATTGGCCCTGACCAGATTCCGGATTCTGGATTTGGCAGCTAATCCATATGCCAATTAAGCCATCACAAAAGGCACGATCCTACGCGGTTACTGTTTCTGCTCCTGTAGGCGGATGGAACGCCCGCGACGCGTTGCCGGAAATGAAGCCGAATGAGGCGGTTTATCTTACGAATTGGTTCCCCGGAACCTCTTCGGTAATTCAGCGATACGGCTTCACACAAGCATCGACAGGACTTGGTGCGCAAGTAGAGTCGTTATTCGCATATTCTGGCGGTACTGCATCTAAATTATTCGGCGTTGCCGGCACAAGTATTTTTAATTGTACGGCTGGTGGTGCGGTAGGGGCCGCAGATGTTACGGGGCTATCTAATGCGCGATTCCAATATGTCAATGTAGCCACATCGGGCGGCAATTTTATGTTGTGCGTTAATGGCGCGGACAAGTTGCGCGGGTATAACGGGACGGCTTGGTGGGCGGATGGTGATGGGACGCACGACATCACTGGCATCAACACAGCGACCTGCATCAATATTAATTTGCACAAGAACCGTGTTTGGCTAATTGAGGCTGGCACGCTGAATGCATGGTATTTGCCGACTTCGGCAATTGCTGGTGCAGCTACATCTTTTCCATTGCAAGGAGTAGCCCAATTAGGTGGCTACATCATGGCAACGGGGACTTGGACGATGGACGCCGGGTATGGCGTCGACGACATGGCCGTCTTCGTGACCAATAAGGGAGAGGTTATTGTCTATAAGGGCACCGACCCGGCAAGCGCTAGCACATGGTCATTAGTAGGGGTGTGGCGGCTTGGCTCTCCAATCGGAAGGCGGTGCCTTTACAAGTATGCCGGTGATTTGCTGTTGATTTCGCAGGATGGCGTCGCGCCAATGTCAGGCGCATTGCAGTCCGATCGACTCGACCAGCGAGCTGAATTAACTAATAACATTCAGAAGGCAATTTCTGATGCGGTGACGAATTATGGTTCAAATTATGGATGGCAGTTGCTTTCCTTCCCAAAAGAAAATCAGCTTTATTTAAATGTCCCGATTGCGACCGGCTCGACGCAGCAGCAATACGTAATGAACACGATTACAAAGGCGTGGTGCAATTTTACTGGGTGGAATGCAAACGTTTTTGAGCTATACGGCGACAATCTTTATTTCGGTGGCAATGGATTTATCGGTAACGCATGGAGTGGATTGTCTGACAATGGCGCGAATATCCAGACGACCGGGAAGCAAGCATTTAATTACTGCGGTGATCCCACTGCATTTAAGCGATGGACTTTGATGCGCCCGATGATTTTATCAGACGGCGTGCCATCGATCTTGTGTGGCGTTGATGTGGATTTTCAAGATATCGATTTAACTGGCGCGCTACAATTTTCTGCTAGTACTTATGCCACATTCGATGGTGTGGGGCCGACATCTTATTGGGATACGGCCGTATGGGGTGGTGCGTTGAGCATTATCAGAAATTGGCAGGGCATCAATGGCATGGGGAATTGCGCCGCGCCTCGATTGAAAACAGGGTCAATGAATATCCGCATCGAATGGGTGAACACGGAATTGGTCATGGAAAATGGCGGGATACTCTAGGAAAATGAAATGACGACACAGCAAACCGGAATGCCGCAGATCGATCAAACAACAGGGAAATATTCTGCGGGTTCAGTCAATCCTTATCAGCCAAGTGACCCTAGATACAACAATTACACGAATTTGGATTCGCGCCCACAAGGTTACAACCCGTTGACTGGGAATGTTGATATCGGCGGCTTCACTAGGGATCAATACGGTATGCCAGTGTGGTCTGCGAGCGGGCATATGACCGGTTCTTACAACGACATTCCTTCGGCGCCAGCCACGCAAACTGGTGGGGACATGCCTACCAAGCCCCTACTAGCCGGATCGCCGCAGCAAAACGGTACCTTCAATTCTGGCGGTCAGACATGGCCGAATAATCAAATTACCACGTGGGAGCATCCGCAACAAACTCAAACCAGTAATTCCGGTTCTGGGTATGGTGGATCGCCCCAGCAATACGGCGGCAATCTATTCGGGATAAACGGCAATGGGTCAGGTCCATCTGGACCATCGCAGCAGCCTAATCCGTACATGTCATCTAGCTACGGCGGCAACAACATGCCATATGGCTCCGCGTACGGCGGCGGCACGTCTAGTCCGAATGGTGGATCAGGGCCGCAAGCATTCCAGACCGTACCAAACATGCCGAACGGTGCGCCGAATTACCAAGGCGTCGCAAACCAGCAATCACAATACAACTGGCAGAACGCGCAAGATCAAAATTCAATGAACAATCCGAACCAATACGGGCCAAATGGCGCGCAGGTTCGGACGCGGAATGCGGATGGCTCGTACTCGGTTACGCAGTCCTTGTCGCCGCAGATGCAACAACAGCTTGACCAGCAAAATAGTCTGAATAGTACACTCGGTAATCGTGCGGGCCAATTAGCTAACCGTGCTGATTTGAATTTCAACGGCGCGCCGGCTGCTCCATCGTTCAATACTAGCGGCGTTCGTGGGATTCCTAATTCTGACGCCAACGATCTGGCTAAAACGCGTGATTCAGTCTATAACCAGTCGACGCAATATCTCGATCCGCAGTTTAAGCAAGAGCAGTCGGATATGGAATCAAAGCTCGCGAATCAGGGCATCATGCCGGGGTCGGAAGCATATAACCGCGAGGTAGGTAATTTCGGTCTGGCGAAGCAAAGAGCATACGGCGACGCACGAAATAGTGCCATACAAGCCGGAGGCGCGGAGCAGTCGCGTTTGTTTGGCCTCGGGCTGCAATCCCACACGACTGGCATGAATGACGCCTTGGCGGGCTTTAATACGGGCTTGCAGGGTCGTCAGCAAGGTGTATCAGAAGCTACGGCGATGCACAACTCGCCGATCAATGATATTTCGGCGTTGCGTGGGTTGCCGCAAGTCCAAATGCCAACGTATCAAGGGCAAGTTGGCACATCTATCCCCGGCGTCGATTTCCTAAACGCGGCGAACATGCAGAATAACGCAAATCTCGGCATCTCGAACGCTGATGCAGCATCACACAACAACATGATGAATGGCCTATTCGGTCTTGGCGGCGCAGCGCTGCAATCTGGCGCATTGAATGGCGCGGGCGGCTGGCTGAATGGTTTATTCGGAAGCGGCAACCAGTACGGGAATTTCTTATCGAGTAACAGCGGGCTAAATCTTTCGCCCGACGACCTTGGGAGCTTGCTCTAATCATGGCTGAAGGCGGATTTGATATTTCACCAGAAGAGTTTCAAAAGCAGCAGGATCAACAGCGGCAGATGCAAGCTATGGGCGGGGGCGAGATGGACCCGTGGAGTGCCAGCCAAATTATTTCAAATCTGGCAAAAGGCCCTATAGACCAATCGCGTATGGTGAATCCGCTAGATTATTCTGCGGATTGGGGCAACAGACAATACTCTTGGGCCAATGGATCTAACCCGGCAACCGGCGATCCATGGTGGAAGGCAACCGGTATTGGTGGCGAGTCTCAGGTTCCTGGTCAAGGGGTCGACAAAATACCGCGCGAAGGGGGCTGGCTTGATCACAATCTGGTCGGCATTCTCGCGGCCATATTGACTGGAGGCGCAGCCGCAGAAGCAATGGGCGGCGGCGCGGCACTTGGTGAGGCCGCTGGTACTGCGGCCGGCGAAGGCGCGGGAGCGGCGCTAGGCGGGGCTGCGGGCGCCGGAGAGTTGGGCGGTGGCGGCATGCTGCTTGACACCGGCGGCATGGGCTTGACAGGCGCAGGAGGCATCGGTTCTGTTCCCTCATTAGCTGATGCTGGGATTGCGGGATGGGGTAGCGGCGCTGGTGCCGCTGCTGGCGCCGGCGCCGGATTGGGCGCTCACTTTTCTGACGCTGGTTATGCGGCGCAACAAAATGCCTTAAACCCTTCATTGGGTCTTGATTCTGAATACGTCGGATCGGGCACTGGTAGTGGATGGGATGCCGGTGTAAGTGGTGGTAATCCAGATTATTCAAACGAAGGTCATAACTACCCAACATCCGAATCTACGCAGGGTATCGGCGGATCGCCAATCAATGCGACGACTGCAGGAACGCCCGGTCTCGGGCTTCCATCAGGGATTCAAAATAGACTAATCTCGCAGCTACTGCAAACCGCGCTTAAGCCGAAACCAAACGGCGCAGGTGGCGGCTCTGGTTTGGGCGGCATGTTCGGCGCTGGCGGAACTGGCTACACACCCAACGAGATGGCGAACGAGACACCCGGAATGATGGGTACGGCTGCGGCTCCGCAATCTCAGCAGCAGGCATCAGCATCGCATTTCCTCGGTGGCGCGCAACAACCGCAACTACAAGGCGTCGGCTACATGCAAGTACCGCAAGCTCAAGACCCGTCACAAATGATGAAACTCGCTCAAGCACTACAGGGACAGGATCAAAACTATGGCTGATATTCTCGCGCAAGGCATGCCATTGACGCCAATGGAGATGCAGGTGCAGCAGCAGGCGCTCGACCGTCAGCGCGCGATTGCGACTTTGCTGCAGCAGACCTCGATGACGCCGACAGAAGGCCAGATGGTAAGCGGTCATTACGTCAAGGCTAGCCCGTTGCAATTTATCTCGAAATTGGCGCAGGGTTTGATTGGCAAGAATCAGCAATCTGACCTCGACGCGAAACAATTGGCGCTTGCTACGCAGCAGGGCGATACCTTGCGCGGGCAGTTTGGGCTTGGCAATACACCGCAAATGGCATCGGCACCAAGCGCACCCGACGTTCCGGCCGCAGTGCAATCGGGATTAGCTCAAGGCGCAGCCGTCGGCAGTGTTGGACCAACTCCGGATAACCTCGCACGCATCGCGCAAGTGCTGCAAAATCAGCAACCGAGCGCGCCACAGCCGCAACCAAATTCCAGCATGATCATCCCCGGCATGGACCCGCGCGTCGCGTTTCAGCAGTACGTGACCGATCCGAAGGGATATAACGAATCGTATCGCAAGCAGTTCGACCCGACCGATTTGCAAAAAATCATGGCGGCGTCAGGCATCGATCCGCGCTCGCCGCAAGGTCAAAAGATGTTGCAGGATAATATCGCGAAGACCAATTACATCGCGCCGACTTCGTTGCGCGGCCAAGCCTACCAAACGCCAGATGGCAAAGTCCACACGTTGCCCGATAACGCGCAACCTGGATTCATCAATAAATATGATCCGGTCGCTGATAGATGGAGGCAGGAAGAGGTCGGCAATGGTCTGAATGCCGTCTCGCAATCCGCCGGAGCGATTCGCAAAGGGCAAAATCAGCAGACGATCGCCGACAAAAATTTGCTCCCAACAAATGCAAACGGCACCGTTATTCCGACAACTATCGATGCGCTTATCAATGGCGGACAGCCTGCCGCCCCACGCGCACAGGTCGCATCGGGCTCGTCTATCTCGCCACAATCTGCGCCGACAGCATCGACTGTCGACGCTAACGGCAATATTGACCTCACAAAATTGCCGCAGGCCGATCAAGACTTTTTGCGCAAGCAAGACCCAGCGGCGTTCGACGCAGCAGTCGCACGGTTCAAAGGGGGCGCACCGCAAGGGGTAGGCGCACCATTCGGCGCAGAAGATGCAGCCAAACTCAAGCAAAAAGTAATGTCCGATAAGTTTCAAGATTTGACGGCATCCAATTCGCAAGCCGCGACGACAAATTCCTATTTGCAGAACATTAAGGGTTTGGCGGCCAATGCAGCTGTCGGCGCATTTTCGGATAAGGCGCAATTGGCAAACAATTTGCTGTCTTATGCTGGCATCAGCGATAAGGCAACGGATGCGGTTACGGCAAAAAACCTGCTGGACAAGTACAGCAACCAAATCACAGCGCGACTCGGTGGTGGCGCAAGTGGATCAGATGCACGCAGCGCCATTATTGCGGCCGCCTATCCAAATAGCCACATGACAAAAGCGGCCATTGATGACGCGGTTGATAACCTAGTCGGGGCGAATCAGATGACGCAAGCAAAACTGCGCGTGCTGTCGCCACACGCCAACGCAAGCGATCCGGTCGCGTATCAGCAGAAGGAACAGATTTTCGACACGAATGCCGACCCTCGTATCTGGCAATACAAGAACATTCAAGATCCGACCGCACGCAAAGCATTCGCCGCATCCGTGATGCGACAAGACCCTGCGTTCCCGGCTAAGATCAAGGCACTTGAAAGCATTGGGGCGCTGCAATGAGTTTGGCCGATCAGTTCCTCGCGGATGCTGGAGTAAAGTCGTCGGATGGCGCGCAGCCGCTGACTCCTGCTGAATTGCTGAAATATGCAAATGCCCCGCGCATCGATACATCAGGTGTCGCGGCACCCGTTTCTTTGGCCGATCAATTCACGAAGGACGCGCAAGCGGCAACCGTCCCTGCGGCCGTCACGCCGAAAGCAGAAAAGAGTCTTGGCGGGTTTGTCGATTTCCTCGGCGGGAATCTTGAGGACGCGACAGCTGCATTCGGCCATCACGTAGGAAATTTCCTGAATGGGACTGCGAATTTGGCAGAACAGGGGCTGGCGGCCGGCGCGAACAAAATCGCCCCAGGCAGCGATGCCACGAAATGGCTGCGCGCGACGGCTGATGCCGACCAAGCCCTGACGCCTGCGCGTGAGGCGGCATACCAGAAAGCTGTGCCAGACTCTCCTGGTGCGCTCGTGGGCGCCACTGTGGGCACCGTTGCGCCGTTCTTGATGGGCGGTGAAGGCGGACTCGGGAGTAATGTTTCAAAAATTGGTGACGCGGTTGGCGCAGTCCCGAAATATCTCGGCGCTCAAATGGGAAAAGTGGGCACTGCAATCGGCAATGTCGCAGGCAAGATCGCATCCAGCGCGACTCAGGGCGCTATTTATGGCACAACCGCGCCGGTACTTGATCCGGATAGCGCAAACTATTGGGGCCATGTCGGCGATAGCGCAAAAACCGGAGCCGTTGTTGGCGGCAGTCTTTCCACGCTCGGCCAACTCGCCAAGGTTTTGATTGCGGGCGGAAAGTCGGCCATTGACGCGCTCGCGCCACTTACCAATATCGGCGGAGGTCAAGACAAGAAGGTTGCGCAATTCTTAATCGACAATATCGAAAATCCAGATGCAGCGCCGGCAGCATTGCGCAGCGCACCGGTTTATGTGCGGGGGTCAGAGCCGACTGCAGCGCAAGCGTTGCAAGATCCACGTCTCCTATCAGTGGAGCGCACAACAAAACTGACGCAGCCGTTTTCGACGAAATTTGACGACCTGATGCGGTCCAACAATGCGGCGCGCGTCGGCGTCTTGAATGACATGGCCGGCGTCGATGGGAAATATGATTTCCATGTTGCCGATCGCGCGACGACTGCCAACAAACTCTACGGCGAGGCGATGGATCAAGGCATCGATCAATCGGCCATTACGCCGAATTTGAAAGGGCAAGTCACGCAATTGATGCAGCGGCCGTCGATGATCGCAGCGATGAAGTCCGCGCGACTGCAAGCTGCGGAAGACGGAATAAAACTCAACGACAACACGTCGTTGCAAGGGCTGGATTACGCGAAAAAAGCACTTGATGATCAGATCAGTGCGGCGAAACGCGCTGGACTCGACAATCAGGTTCGGCTTCTGATGGGCACAAAAACCAAGCTCGAAGGCGTGATGAACAATCTCAGCCCAGCCTATGCCGAGGCGCGCGCAACTTTCGCCGAAATGAGCAAGCCAATCAACCAGATGGAAGAAGTGCAAAAACTCACCTTACCACTGGCAAAGTCCGCTACCGATGTGAGCGGAACGCCGCAGTTGACGCGGTTTCAATTGGCAAGTGGGTTGATGAAGGTAAATCCGTCCGTGATGGCGTCGGAGCAGATGGCAGCATTGAATTCTCTCAAATCTGATTTGAATCGCGCCGACCTCACAAATACTGCGCAAAAACAAGTCGGGCCGGGCACCTCGCAGGATTTGACGACAATGAAGGATGTTGTTGACAAATTGCTGGGGAAATCGAATCTGTTGACGCGCATTCCGCTTGTGTCCGGCGCGGCAAAATCACTGACGGAAAACGCATCGAACGCGATGCAAAAGAAGTTGACGGACGTGCTGATTAATCGAAATGCGGCTGCTGACGCGATCCAGGCGCAACTGCAGCGCAACGCAAATCCGGGGTTGATTCGGTCGCTACTTGGCGATCCGGCGACGGCGGCACTTATTCAAAGCTCGCCACAGTACGGCGCGCACATAGCGAGCCAAAAGGCCCTCCCATCGCCATAACGGATAGATCACGAAGAAAACGAAAAGCGTGAGCGCGCGAACAAGCCACGGTCGCCAGTAATCTTGCCGCAACAGGATGATTGTCAGGGATACGAAAAATCCTTCTATCGTCTTGTCGGCAGCGTCCAAATTATCACCTCATAGCCGCCTAGTGCGGTTTTTGAATTATACGTCGCGAGACGCTAGGGAAAACATGAATATTTACATATTACACATGCAGGTGATGTCTTGAGTCGGAATGGCGCCGGGGTATATAGCCTCTATCCAGGGGTTAACCCATGCGTGACCGGAACCGTAATTTCTTCCGCGTGGGCGAACAACACACTTAATGATTTGGCAACTGCGATGACCAATTCGCTCGCCTCCAATGGCGAAACGACGGTCGTTGCAAATCTCCCGATGTCAACATTCCGCCATACCGGCGTTGGCAATGGCGTCGCACGAACGGATTATGCAGCGCTCGGGCAGTTGCAGGATAGCGGTCCTTTGTGGGGCGGTACGGCTGCGGGCACTGCTGATGCGTTGACTATCTCGCTTATCCCTGCGATTACATCATACGGCACGGGTCTGCACATCGTTTTTATCAGTAGTGCGTCACCTAACGCCACCACTACGCCGACGATGGCAATCAACGGGTTGGCCGCCAAAACGTTCGTCACGAAAGCAAACGCCGTATTGGCCGCTGGCGATATCCCCGCTTCGACACTTTGCGAGGCCGTCTATGACGGCACATCATTGCGCCTTGTATCGACTGGCACGTCAAATCTTTCAAACGTCACTTCCGACGTTGCATTCTTAATGGGCATTTAATCATGACGACAAACACGGCTAAACGGTTATCGCAGACCGCATTGACGAATACGACGACAACTTTACTCTATACGGTTCCTGCGGCAACCTCGACAATCTTGAAGGAAATCGTGCTGTGCAATACCGACACGGTGGTTCGAACGGTCACAATTCAGGCCGGCCCGACGCCGGCTACCTCGGTTGCTACGCGACTGATTAATGCTGTTTCGATTCAGCCTAACGAAACGCAAATCTATTCGTTCTCGAATACACTGCTAACGACTGATTTGGTCACCGGGGGCGCAAGCGCTGGATCGGTTGTATCGTGTTCGATCAGTGGATGGGAGATCGCATGAGCAATATTGCATCTTCTATGCGGCAAATTTACCCGCGCCACCCCGCTATATTTTTCGCAACAACCACTACATACACCATTCCGTCTAACGGATGGTATCGACTTTCTGCGGTCGGCGCCGGCGGCTCTGGCGCGGCGATCTTCACTACGACCACGGGCGGCGCAGCGTCTGGGGGTGGTGGCGGTGGATTTTGTGAAACTGAAGTATATCTCGTCGCGGGAACTGTGCTTACAATCACAATCGGCGCTGGCGGTGCCGGTAAATCCTCGTCGATTAGTGGCACTGGCGTAGCTGGCGCAGCTGGCGGCAATACGTCGATTAGCGCGACTGGCCTTACCACGATGACCGCAAATGGCGGCGGCGCTGGCGCATTCACCGTCACAAATACTGCCACAGCAACAGGCGGTACTGGCGGCACAGCAACAGGCGGTACGACCGTCAACAGCACTGGAGGCGCTGGTGGCAATGCGACGCATGCGACGAACGGGACTGAATCAGGCGGCGGTGGATCTGCTGGAAGTCCGTTTGGCGTCGGTGGCGCGGGCGGCGCGGCATCCTCTGGTGTCAATAATCGAGCTGGCGGAGGAAGCATCGCTTTCGCTGGCCTCACTGCCACTGGTACCGCTGGTACAGGCGGCTCTGGAGTCGGTGGCGCGTCGACGGGAACTGCGGCTGGACTTAATGTATTGAAATTCGCAAGCGCCAATAGTGCGGACGGTCTTGCGAGAACAACCCCTGGATTTGAATCGTTCACCAACCCGTTCCGTGCGCTGTCCGGCGGGGGTGAGGCTGCTGTCAATATGAGCGCGCAAGTGATGCCCGGGGCTGGCGGCGGCGGTAGTGGATTAATTGACACGACAGGCGGTCAGCAAACGATTTTAATGAACGTGATGGGTGGTGGCGGTGGCGTGGCAAGCAGCGCGGCGTTTGCTTGCGGCTCCAATATCTCATCTGGCGGCGTAGGCGGAGGGACGGGCGGTGCGACATCATCGAATACTGGCCCAGCACTCTCCGCTGTCGGCGCAAACGGCTTGGTTTCTATTGAAGGGATAGGTGGATGATCTGCGAAATTTTAGATGTCGACGGCAATGTGGTCAATACGATTGTTGCCAAGGATTTTGCGGAAGTTGACGCAATTTATCCCGGGAAGTGTCGAATCGTGCCAGACCCGATTACACCCGCGCCCGCAGCGTCATGGCCCGCCTATGAGTTTTATCGTCGATTCACATCGGCAGAACGTATTGCAATTCGCGCGCTAGCTGATGTTGATCCGATTGAATATGACTTTCTGCGCACGCTGGAACATGCTATTTCCAGCAACAGTTCAGTGATGTCGAACGATCCTGATTTAATCGCTGGGCTTGCCTATCTTGAATCGCACCCTATCGGATCGCCTTGCCTGAGTATGGGGCGTGCTGCTATTATCCTGTCACCGTAAGCCAGCAAACTCAAAAGCGGTCGATTACGGATTTATGGGGAATCACATGATCAATCGATTTTGTATTTTACTCGTATTATTTCTATCGGCGTGCGGTGGTGGAGGTGGTTCTAGCGCCGTGATTCCAATATCGGCCAAGCAACCTGTGGCGAGTGAGTACTATCCGTTCACCACTGGGGCGGCCTTGTACACCGAGGGGCCCATCGTGAGCGCGCGATGGAACGGCATCACGATTGTAGATGTGATTTCAAATATTGTTTGGGGGCCGCTGCTCGTCGAGCATTCGATGTATTCCGGTTGCGCGGGGGCGGGCGCGGGCTATCTGTCCGCGTTCCATGATACGACCGCTAGAGGGCAACCAACCAACTGGAAAAACGCTTTGGTTGACGGTTACGCCACGGTCAACGGCATACCCGTCATTGCTGAGATTTACCAGCAAAACGGGCATAGCAACCCAGACGGTACGAATCCGGAAGTGATTATCACAGTTGCGCCAGTTGTCGGTGAGGTCATAGACGCCACGGCGCGGCTATATACGGATTGCAGCAATTCGGCGGTTGCAGGGTATGAGCACTACATCTACCGCACCGTCGCAATTTCGGCGGATGGCGAATATGTTGAAGTCAGCCTGTATGAAGTCGATACCGGGACAGTGTATCGCTACCGGTATAAGCGCCATTGCGGCCTGGTCGAATTAGTTTGGGGGCCATTACATGCCGATGGAAGTGTTACCGGAAACGTTGCAACCTTCGAGTGCACAAAATGATTTACCAGCGCCGCGTCAAGCGGCTTTTTTACGTCCAATCACCCGATTGACTTCGGGGTAGCAGCGAAAGAATAAAAATGGGCTCAGATAGCATGGAAGCAACGGTCGCGCGACTGGACGAGCGGATCAAAGGGATTAGCATTTTTATGGAACAGTTGACGAAGGATCAGGAGCGCGTCGCGGCTGCTTACGAAAAGCTCGTTGAAAGCAATCAACGTGTCGCATTGCTTGAAGCCGACATGGTTTCCGTCAAAACAGGTCACGCGAAATTATGGGAAAAGTACGACGTTCTCAATTCATCCTTTGCCGCTTCCGAAAAGAAGAGGATAGAGGACGAATTGAAGGCTAAGAATAAATGGATCGGCGAAGTCGGAAAAGCGATGCTCACCGCTGGCGTGACCGCGCTTCTGTTCTACCTTGGGATTCACCAAGCATGAACGCGCCGGTCGGGTACCACGTTTTCCATGGCGTCTATATCCAGGATCATGCGGCGCGCGTCACGACGGCGCTATTCGAGCGCACGCGCAAGGAATTGATCGCCGCCGGCGGCCGGTGCTGGATTTGCAACAAGCCACATACGCATGAAGATCCACTCGAACTCCATCACTCGCATATCGAGCGCTGCGAAATGGGGGAAATTGATTACGGGCCGGATGGCAATCTGCGCCGCGACTTGCCTGCGTTCGACTGGGTGAAATTTGATCCCGCTGATCCCGCGGAGTTCGTCGACGATGCGCGCAGCAACGGACTGCTTCTTTGCAAGCTCCATCATACCGGCCCGCTCGGCATCCACGTTCTGACGTTTCCAGAATTCGAAGCGCAGCGGTATCTGAAAGAGGGGACGCCGATCATTGAAGGCCATGTCGCGCACTTTTATCGAGACGCGACATGAGCACTCTTTACCCGTCGGCAATCGCCGCAGCAACCGGCGCCACGCTCGCCACTGCGCAGAAGTGGGCGCCCGCGCTCAACGACGCGATGACGAAATACGGCATTACGACGCCGCAGCGACAGGCGGCATTTCTCGCGCAGTGTGGCGTCGAGAGTCAGGGTCTGCTGCATGTCGTCGAGAACCTGAATTACACGCCAGAAGCATTGATCGCGACTTTCAATAAGAAGGTGACGCGCTTTACCAAGATCGATGCCTACCGCTACGGCCGCACGCCGGACCATCCAGCGAATCAGGAAATCATCGCGAACATCGCGTATTGCTCGCGCATGGGAAATGGCCCGTTTGAATCTGGCGATGGATGGACATTTCGCGGAAGAGGCCCCGGCATGATAACCGGCAAGGGTGAATACGCGAAATACGGCGCGGCAATCGGCATTGATCTTGTCGCGCATCCCGAAAATCTCGAATTGCCGTCAGTCGGCGCGATGGCGTTTGCATCTTTCTGGGACGCGAACAAATTGAACCCGCTTGCGGACATCGGCGACTTCATCGGTATTTCGGGCGCGGTCAATTGCGGCAGCGCAAAAACACCATCGGCGCGCATCAACGGCCTTGCGGCGCGCATGGATCTGTGGGCCAAGGCCAAAACAGCATTGGGGGTCAAATGAACAAACCATCGGCGGTACAAACCTTCGTTCTCATCGCAATCGTAGTCGGCGGCGTCGTTTCCTACTTCCCGCCGGAACAAAACGCGGTTCAAATCTGGTCGCTCGTTTCCGGCTTTCTCGGCTACGCGATTCGCGACCTGTTCGGCAATCAATCAACTCCACCAAAGGATTAACCATGAAAACGCTATTCACCATCCTCGCACTTTTTTCTCTATCAGGGTGTGCCGGCTTCCAGCAAGCCTTGAGTGGCTATGAATCCAGCGCCGCCAAGGGCATCAACGCCGCGCAGGATAACTCCATAGCGGTATGGCTCTACGCGGCCTGTAATACGTCCTACGCGGCTGCAATCCGCAATCCGCAGGTTATTCCCGCACTCAAGGCCGCATGCTTGCCACAGGGCGCGGATAGCTCGCCCGCTACGCTGTTGGATACGGTGCCGAAGAAATGAGCCAATTTCTAACCCAGCTTTGCATCGAGGCCGAAGACCATACCGACGACGGCATGTGGATTGTACAAAAGCCGTTTGTCTATCAATCGGACGCGGCCGGCAAAGTCTTAACTGTGCCAGTCGGATACAAGACCGATTTGAACAGCAATCCTTTGCTCGACAAGTTCGCCAAGCTTGGGGGGCGTGCTTCGGTCGAGGCCGCCGTACAGCATGACCATCTCTATCAAACGCATGAGGTGGATCGCGCAACTGCGGACGCCGTGTTTCTGGAGGCGTGCCTGCTGACCGGTGATGGATGGTGGCTTGCACATAAAAACTGGATCGGCGTGCGGCTATTTGGCGGGCAGCACTGGGGCCCAGACCCAGAATCTATCACATGACCATCACATAAGACTTAGCCACAGCCGCCAAGCTCCACGGCTGATCACGGCAATGTATCGGGGCGCAAAACTGCGCCACGTACGCTGTATGCAAATAGTGTGCAGTTGCGGGAGGCTGGGCGCTGAGATGGCATACGTCGAAGCTAGGGACGAACCGACGATCCGAGAGACGGCAATTATCGCGTGGAATCGCGCCATAATTGAGCGCGATCAAATTGGGATTTAGCACCACCATCCGGACCATCTTGGCAGACATCCTCCAAATACCGCGCAATCGCCGCCTGCGTCCAAGTAATCAACAAATGACACGGCACTTTCTCCGCCATGAACGCAAAAGCCGTATCCTCTTCAAGCATGTCTATCACGAGTTTTGATACTTCGTTGATGTCTGGTTTAATCATGATTCCTCCAGATGATTTCACTTACTCCAGCGGCGCAAAGTATTACGAAAATCGCATCCAAAGTACTGAATGGATCGCCCCTCCCGAAGTGTACGCCGAACTCAAAAGAGCCGAGTATCGTAAAAAGCAGGTAAATCATCCCCAATACGCGAATCTTCATACATCCTTCGGATGTTGTGCTACCTGCGGGGCTTGCTGGAGGGCTACAATATGTTCGATCAACGAAACCTGATCTCTCCACCAAAATTGCTCGTCGTGCGGATAATTGAATAGCCCGCATACGGCACGGTGGAATGCTTTAAATTGTGTCAATTGATCGATCATTTTGGCTCATTTGGTGATGGGGTTCCGCCTTGCAATTGCACGGACTCGCGCTTTGATTTAGGCCACGTGGCGACCTCGGCTTGCGCTTGCGTTACCTGCTGACCTAACGTGCTGTGTTTTTTCGCTACCGGCTCGACGGCTGGCGCTGCGTATTTACCTTCAGCTAGCCACCGGAATGCGTCTCGCACCATTTCTATTTTTGCGAGTGGTATTTCCGACATTTCGTTAATCGTGCTCGAACCCCACACTTTTAACAGAACTTCATCATGCGGATACATCGTGATTTTTCGCTCACCGACCCACCATTCCATTGTGATGAAGCCGTTTTCGTCATTGCTAATATGAGGCAACGGCACGCCATACTCGCCGCGCGCCTGCCCCTCATCGACCAGCGCCTGTAATTCCAGCTCACTATTCGTGGCTCGCAAGGTGTCCACTTGCTCTTCCAACTGCCTGATAGTTTCGTCGCGGCTGTAGATTCCATCGTATGGGTGGCGTGGATCAATTTCGAGGCGCGTGCGCAAGGCGGATAGTTTGGCATCTCTGCTAGCGCATTCGCCTTTGATCCATCCGACGTAACTTTGCAATGCTTCCTCGTTAGCCTTGAGTGCGGCTAGTTGGGCTTCGATCAACTCGATACGGTCGGCGGCTTGGCCCCACGTCGTTACGCCTCTGCACATGTCAGCTTGACGACGCAATGCTGCTACTAAATCATCCATCATCATTCCTTCGCGATCAGTTTTTGCTTCTCGTGCCATGCGCCTATAAAACCGAGATTCTTGCCGCACTTGCTACAAATCGCATCGCAACTACTTGTTTCAGAAATGCGTTTGTCGTGCCTGCACAGGAATTGACGCGCGCCTTGATATGCGGATATCCCAAGCCACGCCGCCAAACAGAGAATGGTTATTGTTGTGGCTATCGCATCGCCGATCGTCCACACGAAAATATGGTTCATTGCGCTTCCTTTTTGTCGTTAGCAACCATCTCAAAATCATCCGCCATCAGAAAGCATCGGCGAAACTCATCAACGCGACTGCCATAGTCGAAATGGCCTGCCTGC